CACTTCTTCTTGGTCCGCTTCTTAAAGTGTCCATCCATCATCGAATCTAATACAATTTCACCAGATTTCTCACTTGGTTCCCATAATGGTGACATAAGAGGATATTTGTGTGCATATGGAGCACCTAAACCATATACAGCTTGACAGAAACTTTGGTACGGACCTAACATTCTATATGGTTCATCTGACTCATCTGTCATTCTCTGACGCAGAAAGTATTTGTCATCTGCTTCTGCTTGATATCTGAAATAATCAAGTCTAATGTTTTCTTCCTCAGGAATATCATCTAATTTTTCATATACTTCTCTACGCTCAGTTGAGTGAAGATCTTTATCTTCTAGCAGTCTACATGCTGCCTCTCTACTTTGAACCCAGAAGTCAGAATGACGATACTTTGATCCAAACTGCAAGTAAAATGCCATAACTGCTGCTTGATCAATCTGACCATCTCTCCACCTATCTTCTATCTCAAGACGCTGCATATTGTTCAATGGATTTTCATCATCACCAAAGATAAATTCTCCTAATGCTTCACCTAAATCAGTCTCAACATAATTACGGAACCCAGTTAGATCATCATTCATACCTAACGCACGACCACAACGGGCGTACATTTTATTTTTATTAATACAATAGACAGATACTTTATGATCTGATTCAGTTTTCTTATAAGAACAGTGCTTTTTAACAGCACAATGAATATTAAAATCTTCTACTGCTTCTTCTTCAGTTGTAATGTCACTATCATATGAATAAATCCATGTCTGTGCATCTTGTGTAGGAACACCGGTCAAATATCCATGCTCAGTAGCAATATATGCAGTGTAATCCCAATCACCAGGAATCTTACGATTAACCGTTAGCTTTGTATCAGTTGGATTATACAATGCATCCTTATATGACTCTTTATCCCACAATCCACCTCTCACACAATCAACAATAAAATCAAACTCTTCACCATCAATGTATGCTTTTTTATCTTCTTGTGAGAACCCAATAGTTTCAACTCTTTTATCAACTAAGTTGATGTTAAAGTGTTGATTCTGGACATTTTCCCAATAGAACTCAACAAACTTACCCTCATCGATGTGCATTGAGATCTCGGTAGGATCAAACATGACAAAGAAGTTCTTGTCAATTCTATTGCCAAACCCAATAAACTTTAACCCAAGTTTTTGAGTCGCATCAAATCTTTTATGAAAATCGAGTGTACTAATTGTGGTGTTGGTAGCAATAACAGTAAGCCAAAGTGTATTGACTTGCACTCCGAAGTTGTCAATTTTATGCGAGCAATCCCGTATCCATGTAATTTCGTCATCCTGATATTCACTATCTTGTTGGTCTCTTCGCGAGATAAGTTGAGCAACAGTCGATACTGCATCTGCCCCTGCGCCGATAACAGCAATTTTCCTACTCATGCGTCTAGAATTATATCTTCGTTTATTTAGTTAAGAACAGGTAGAATATCATAGTCTTCAATTCCTTGCTCTTTTAGCACATTAATGTACCAAATTACATCTTCTTGTCTGTAGAATACTGCCTTCTGAAATGAATAGTATCCTTTCTTTGGGCGCTTCCAATGAAGAGCGAATTTCAATGTACTCATAGCTACAATTGTTCTGAACTTCGACAAAGTTACTCTACTTGGAATTCCATGACTTGTCAACCGTAATGTTAGCAAGACGGAACTCATCGTCAACAAACTTCATCATTGACTTGTCATTGTGGACAACATATCCCTCAGGACTTGTGGGAGTTTGACCGATAAATGTCTTGATAGTGCCAACTTTGTTGAGTTGGTCAATGACCATTTTCTTAGCACTACGAATAGAAATATACGCTGCAATCAAGAAGTACAACTCACGACGATACATGGCGATGAACATGAGACCATCATTCTCCATGTTTTCGTATTTTTTCTGAGTTGCAGCAGTTTTCTTCTTACCTCTCTCAGTTTGAATAGCAACTCTGTAGAATTGTGCAAACTCAGCGACCATTGTCTTGGCATTGACAATACCACGACCAGCACGAATGCGCTGATTGAAGAACTTTTTGAGAAGAAGGTGCATCATTAGGTTAGATTTACCTTGACCCTGTAGGATGTCAAGAAACTTAGAAGATTGCTTTAGCGCACCTTGTGCGCGATTGATGTGAGCATTGAAGGTATACAGATCTCCTTGATCAAACAAAGAAGAACCAGTGGCATCAATAAAATTCGCACTGGCAACAAAAACATCCTCAGTAGAGTGATACTTAGGGGCTTTTTTGAGAGGTACAACTTCCGCAGTCTGCAGAGTATCGCCCTTGTACTTTGTATGAAATACGATTCCAAGTTTGGAAAGATGAACGACAGAACCTGTACGGGAATGACGATCAACAGCGTAAGTAATAGTATTAGGAGTGAAACAAATAACTCTGTTTCCACCGACAATGCCGCTTCTCTTATCTTCCGCAGTGAATAATAAGTCACCTTGAACGATACCTGAGATATTAAGTTGAGGAAGATATGCTAGACAATCTTTGAGCTTTGATGCAAGTTGACCATTGTAAAAACGATCTACATCAGTGTCATCGAAACAAATTTTGGGATTGACTTTGTTGAATACTGATTTAGTACCGACAAAGAAACGACCACTGACAGGTTCAGTGCCACAAATAATAGCTGGGGCACCATCCCACTTGGTAGTGATATTTAAGTCACTGGACTTGCCAGATAACATATCACTGAACTGTCGGAGGAAAGTGACAACATTGAAACCGCCAGCGGTGCCGCTGTTCAGGATCTCGTCTTCTAGGTGCTCAAGGTGTGTGTTCTTCATGTCCTTATTATAGCGTCTGTGGGGCGCTGTGGGGGCGTTAGTGGACAGTTCTTCATCTGAACCCAGGACCGTTTGCCCAGACTACCAGAGAGCGTCTGGTGCCCCTTGTGACAGGTGTCACACGATGAACAACATAGCTAGGAAATACTGTAACTATGCCTCTATCATTTGCTGCTGTATGAATGACACCATTATGTAACTGCAACTCACCACCATCATAATCATCAGGATCAGATAGCTGCACAGTCATACTTAACTTTCTGGGTGGCATATCACCCAGAACCATATTATCTACATGCCAACGATAAAATGACTCATCATCATTGTAAACAGTATATTGTAGATGTTCATGAAATCCATGAATATCAAATCTCCAATGCATACCATTCATACATCTAAGGATATTTCCCAATCTGTCGTAGAACCACTCAGTATCATCATTCAACTCAATCCATGAGTTCTTTGACTTTCTAATACTTGTTTCTACCTCGTGGGACTCTTCATCCTGCCCTACAACTGAGTCATGAGGATTTAATGACTCACCATATCTAATGATCCTATCACATTCTTCAGATGTAAATCCATCTTCCCAAGACTCATATAATATCTCTCCCATACCAAAATTTGGTGGGGGAGATAGACGATAAACTGACATAATAAAATTAGTAAATTACTTTAATATCTCCACCGTTGGGAATAACTTGATACTTATCACCAGCAACAGCGCGACCGCCAGAACCGCCAGCAGCACCACCAAATGCAGGTTGTCCCCAAGTACCTCCAGATCCTCCTGGTTGTCCTGGTTGTCCTGGTTGCCCCGGAGTACCAGCACTTCCAGGTGTTCCAGGTTGTCCTGGTTGTCCGTTCGCACCTCTACCACCCGGTGTCCCAGGTTGACCAGGTGAACCGCTACCACCAGGTTGTCCTGGTTGTCCAGCACCACAAGCTGCAGGAGTTCCACTTCCACCACCTTTTCCACTACCACCACCCTGTCCAGGTGTTCCAGGTTGACCAGATCCACCGCTACCGCCGGGTGTTCCAGGACCACCACCACCGCCAGGGGTGCCGGGTGTTCCAGGAGTGCCAGGTTGTCCAGTGGTATTGCCTGTTTTGTAGTTCCAACCGCGACCGGGAGCTCCTACACCGAGTTGACCACCACTGCCTCCAGTGCCGTTGTAACCAGCTGGACCACCGGCACCACCGCTGCCACCGCTGCCACCAGAACCACCATATCCACGACCGCCGCCGAAACCACCAGCACCACCGGCACCACCAGATCCGCCAGCACAATGCCTCCGGTTTCTTTCAGTTCTCCTTCTTCTTTCAGTTCTCCTATTCTGATAACCTTGCCTATCCTGTTTTGGTCCCCTTCTACTCCTCGGCCAACCACCATATCTCTTCCTTCTAGTTCTCCTATTTCTTTCACTTCTCCTATTCTGAAAAGATTGTCTTGCTTGATATGTTGACCTTTGCTGACCACCAGATCCAGGTGATCCAGGTTGCCCATTTCCACCGGGTGATCCATTGCTACCATTTCCACCGCTACCGCCAGAACTACCACCGCTTCCAGGTTGACCACTAGATGCGCCACTTCCGTTACCACCACCAGATCCATTAGATCCAGTTTTTCCACCACCACCACCAGCATAAATGCGAGAGTCTGATCCTTCGCACTCTACAAATACCTTACGAAGTGAAGGAGCTCCAGGATTAGATACTTGAACAGCATCACCGCCAGGTTGACCACCTAATGCACCGCCAGCAGAATAAATGCCATAAGATGGTGGACTATTATTTACATAGATGTTGAGATTTGATGACGGATCATCAGCAACAACAGCAGGGTTACTAACATTTGTGCTAATAACCCTACCCTTCAATCTTAAATATTTTGAGATATTTCTATTAAGATTACCACCCCAAGTTGCATTAACACTGGGAGTAGAAGGACTACTCAGATTAGTAACATTAAAGTTCTCTTCCTCTGAGTTTGGTGCCTGTTCAATCACATACTCATCAATAATACCTCTAAGATCTTGAGGTGTAATAGCTCCAGTCGTACCAACGCCTACATTTTCAACTGCGTCTAAAACATAAGGTAAGTGTGGTGTTCCTGTAGAAGTAGCATATTTTCCCTGATTGAAATCATACGGTGCATCAAGATCTGTGACTCGATGTAATTCAGATGCAGAGATTGAGGCATTGGGATCACCCACTGCTGCCCTAATCTCACCATAGGATATTTGTGTTCCAGGTGTACCCGTAAGGAGTTGTTGAGTTTTTGTGCTCCAATCTCCGTAAGCCATATATCAATTCCTAGGAAAGTGTGAAGGTAACCGAACCAATACCAGCAACAGTGATGTATACTTTAGTCGGATCATTTGCGTCCTGCTCAATATTTAGGGCTGAAGTCGCAGACGAAACATATGACCTAAAGATACTCGCATCAGTTGCACTGGAACCCTGTTGAGTTGCATATTGGTGCTTATTGTATGCCTTGTTATAGGTCATATGTGCAGTACCAAATCCAGTAGCAGTTACACCGAACTCTGATCCAGGTTGAATAACATTGTCAACATTGTTATTAATCTGATTGGCACGATCAGCATCGTTGTTAACAATACCGCCGATAAATCCAAGTTCCTCAAGATAAGCAATAGGATTATGAGTTTCATTGACAACTGAAGCAACACCAACAGCGTTGCCTAATCTATCTTCATAGAATAATTGGTTGACACCTGAGTTAACATCAAGCCACAGACATCCGGGTCTTGAACCATCTGGACTAGTATCATCTTGTCTAGAAAGAATAATACTACCGGGAGATTCTCCTAGGTCAATAGTAGAGTCTGGAAATGCCGTATCAAATCCAACTCTAATTGGTCCACCATCAGTACCACCAGTGCCTGTGTAATTACTAAAGAATTTTGTGTTTTTATAAATCTCAACTGCATTACTATCATTGAGACTAAATTTAGTACCAATACCAATACCAGACTCAAAGATAGATTCTCCACCAATAAAGTCACCGTCAGATTCTCTTCTTAATCCAACATAGAAATCTACATTAGGATCTCTCTTACCGGAAGTTGATCCAATACCAATACCTGCTTCACCAAGCATGGCAATCTCGGCATTATCAAATAATGCAATTCCTTCGGCAACAGGAATACCTGCGATAGAAGTATTGAATCCAATTCTAGTAATCAGCAGGTTTGTTCCTGCACCATCAGTAATATCTAAGTTTGCAACTGTGGTAACACCTGCATTTGCAACCATGAATTGGCATTCAATACCTTCGGCAGCTTGAAGACTGCCACATGTGACAAGACCAGAAGTAGCATTTAATGTAACAGCTCCAAAGGTGCAAATACCACCACCAGTAAAGTTAAAAGTAGTGGTGATGTTAATAACATCTGTATTGACAGTATTAGTTGTGATAATACCACTTAGATTAGCAAATACTGAACCAGATGCAGAAACTACTGTTGATACATCACCAAAGATTAAAGTATCTGTGAGAATTCTACATGTACCACCAATGTTGACTTGCTTAAATGTTGCAGAGTCTCCACCAGTTTGAACAATATCACCGGTAAATGTTGTGTCATCAAGAATTGCACTCGATCCGGGAGCACCAGAAACAATACCAAGTACAACTAACTCAGTAGCAGTAACATCAGTAATATTTACAGATCCACCAAATGTACCACCGATTGAAAGATCGCCACCAATAGATAAATTACCAGCAAATGTACCATCACCATCAATATCAGCATCACCTCTAACACCAAGACCTTTACCAAGTGCAGAGCTTGTAGTGCCTACACCAACAAAGTTACCAACACTGAGCTCACCACCAAATGTAGATATGCCAGTGTTTCTAATATAGATGCTGTTAATTCCAAGAGAATCAATCTGATCAACGCTAATATCAGGTGTTCCAGTTAATCCCTGTGCCAGACCTGCGACACCAGTAATATCACCGATAACATCACCAATGAATCCACCAGCAGCACCAACCGAACCGCTAAATGTACCTGTGCCGACCACATCAAGATTAAAATCGGGATCAACTCTAGATTTACCAACACCAATCTTACCTTCACTAGTAACAACTACACGAGGCTTATTCTTAACAGCATCTGGATCTAAATCATCTTGTCCCCAGAACTCAACTTGTCCAATGGTAGTATTGCCTACACCAGTTACAGCACCGTTGAAAAGAATTGCTTGTCTTGGAATAGCACCACTTGTTTCAATAAACCTGATGCCATGACGACTATCTGTGTTGGCTACAGTTCCAATGAAAGTAATAGTATTCTCATCATTAGTGAATGTTAGTCCACGATCAGTACCAATCATGGCACCTGATGCGATATTTAATCCACCAACGAATGAACCAATACCAGTCAGTTCAATGTTACCACTACCACTGACAGTTTGAACACCAACAATATCACCAACCATGTTGATGTTACCTTGCTGGGCATTACCAGTCAATGTAATGTTCTTTGCACTCAGTCCTTCAAATGTACCGACACCACTAGTAGCATCAACTTTAATAAGATCACCAACAGCAAAATCTGCCTGTGGGAATGTTACCGCAACACCAACAGGTCTAAACGCATAGATTGTTGATCCTGCTCCAGGATTATCATTATCCCACACAGATGTAGGAAGATTAATCAATCCAGATCCATCACCTTCAAATTTAACAGCTGTTATAGTACCTGCAACTGAAATTGTGACACCTGTCGTTCCTACACCAACCTGAAATTCTGCTTCAGGTACTGTTGTACCAATTCCAACTGAATATCCTACAGCAACATTGATATTGCCATAATGTGTCTGATATCCAATTACATTGACATCTCTAAAATTAGCTTGATCTTCGACAATCAAGTTTCCACGAATGTCCAGTTCCTCTCTAGGAATGGTCGTGCCGATACCGACTAGACCATTATTAGAGATTAGATCATCTGCATCAACTTGAATGCCATCTCTGAAGTTGATAATTGTCTTGTAATTATTAGGCATTATCTTTTAGTGGCAAGACCTTTTTACTTATTTATCCTTTAGGTCATCGACTTGTGAACTAAGGTCTTTGACTGCTTCAATGAGAAGAGGAATTAGTTTGTTATAGTGGACACCTTTAGTGCCGTCAGGTTTGGTAGATACTGCTTCAGGAAGAACTTTTTCAACATCTTGAGCGATAACGCCAACATCATGACCAGTATAGCTCTTGTTGCCTTTCTTCCAGTCATATTCAGTACCACGGATCTGGAGAACCTTAGCAAGAGGATCTTCAAGTGTGGATACATTTTCTTTCATAGCAATGTCAGAAGTCTGACCGTAGAATGCAACAATATCATCACATACATGGAGAGGACCACCACAATATGTAAATCCAGCACCACTCATGTATACATCACCAGAGAATGTGGTGAAACCATTGAAGTTAACCTGTTTCTCAAATGTTACTGATGCAGTGTACTTAGTATCGGTTGCAATAGCAACAGCAAATCCAGTTGCAGCATTAAGAACAAGATCACCAGATCCAGGAACTGTTGTAATTTCAGTCTTCTGAGTACCAACACCAACTAAGACATTGTTTAACTTAGCACCATTGGCGAAATCACCAGTAATTTCAATATCACCACCAAGCTCTACAGTTCCACTTGTAATTAAATCATCGGTGAAGTTAACATCATTAGAGAATGTTACTGGACCATCAAACTGAGACAGGATATTCTGTTGAGGACCACCTTCAATAATGATTCTCTGTCTAACAATAACTTCGTCAAATACGACGGAGTTACTAGATGCAGATTCACCTGTTACAGTAGGAATAGGAATACCAAAGGATGATTCTTCACCACTAGAAGAAGAGATTCTCTTGTTACCAATGTAGAAGTCACCCTCGTTATTCAGACCGGTATATACAATTGAACCAGCTGCTCTTTCCTGTGCCTGAGATAGATACTCCTCATCATCAGTCAGTGTTCTGTTCTGTACTTGAGGAAGACCGGTTGAATAGTTACCTGGACCATATCCAAGATACTCAAATGTATGTCCAGATGCACGAAGAATAGAAGGACGACGCAACTCGATAGGCAACGGATCAATCTTTCTAATCAAGGAACCAGAATAATGTTCTGCTGGTAGAGTACCAAGTGAACCACGAATAACACGGAGACCATCATTACCACCACCAATTAGACCTTGCTCAGATACTCTCATGATCTCAGCATCAATCTCAATGTAATCACCAAGTTTGAATCTTAGATCAGTACCAATACCCAAATTGGGAACTTGTAATCTTACAGTTGTTGTGGTATTGTCTAGCGCATCTTTAGTTACTGCATGTTCTCCAGCATACAAATTAGTATATCTTGCTCCAATAGCTTCTGATAAAGGTACAGATTGGTTGTTTCCATCAAATGCAAATTTATATAATCTGTGCCCAGGAGCAAAGTTAATATCATTAACTGTTGTAGATGTAAATGTAGTGATACCTGCAACGGTATTGACAATAAACTCACCAACTTTATTGCTACTAGTATCAACAACTTTAAACTTAGATCCTCTCCTCAAACCATGTGGAACTGATGTAGTGATTGTGGTCAATCCTGTGGCAATATCAAAATGAGTAGATGCAATAGAGACGGATGGAGTAACTCTATAAGCATATTGACCTGCAATAACAATAGGATCTCCAGATGTTACTGCGATAGCAATACTATTCTTATCAGGTACGCTGGTAATTCTGAATAGTCCGTCGCTAGTTGTACCAATGCCAGTGATATTTACAACATCACCAATACAAGAAGTAATACCTGTTGTAGGAACACCAATTGAAGATCCTGGGAAAGTATCAATGGTTAGTGTTTCTCCACCAGAATATGCAGATCCAGGTGCAAATACTTCTAGACCAGTAATAGTGGTAGATCCAACACCAACTGTGACTGTAGCTGTAGCACCGTTCCAATCACTACCATCGAGTAACTTTACATTATATCTGCTAGTTTCAGCATATCCTGAGGCAGTGACTAAATTCTCATGAATTTTGAGTCCACTCAGATCATGCTGATTTTCAAAAGTAATTGTACAAATACCAGCAGAGATACTGGTGACACTAGATACTGCGTAACCAACATTAAATGTTTTTAGGAACTTGTCAACTGTCTCTCTTGTTAATGAATTTGTCAAATCATTAACATCAACTTTACCTAAAGGTGAGCGCCTTGCAAATGATTTTGAAGCAGGTGCGTTGATTAGAATATTGTCTCTATCTTGTTGTGGATAATAGTAAGTAACATTCTGTTCGTACTTCTTGGGAGTAAATTCCTGCGGTGGAGCATAATCAGCAGAAAGAAGTTCTAAGATGTAAACACCGTCTTCTTGTCCATTAAGATATGGTTCAACAACGGTACTACGATATAGTGAGAAGTTTTTATTATTGTTGTTGATTGAGAATCTAGGTAAGAATAGATTCCTAGTGTTACTGGTATCTACATGAGTACCAGTATTTCTCTCTACACCAGCGGTGTCAGTCTTAGAATGATTGAACTGATATGCGTTAATTAAACCAGTTACAGCAAAAAATCCATTATATCCCTTATTGGCAAGTCCACCAGTGTTGTTTGAATCTTGAACATTTTCAACGAAAACAATATCCCCAACTTCGACTTGATGAGGAAGTTCAGTTGTAACAGTAACAACACCACCGACCTCACTAACACTAGAAATAAACTGATGATTCCTTCTAAAGTTATTATCTTCCAGGGTAATTGTAGTGGATGTAGGATCACCAGTCTTAGCAAATCCAGTGAGACTAGAGCTTTGAATGATAAAACCATTTACAGGGTCTCTAGAGTTCCCTGCCTCCTTAGGAATAACATATCTTACTTTATATAATTTGTCTTCAATACTTCTTTTATCTTCAAATCTCTTGATGAAACCAATGTTAGTTCCAGATCCATCTTCTACATTGATATTAGTTTGAATCTGAGGATAGATTGTGTTACCATCCTCAACATGCAAGAACCACTGTTCTTGGTTAATATCCCACTGAATTGGATGTCCAATTTCACCAGTCTGCTTATCAGATACTGTACTCTTAACTCTTAGATCTTGCCCACCATATATTTCTAGTGGTACATTATTAATAGCGTTAGAGAATGTTGTAGCAATTTTAATCTCTGTGGGAGAGTTTACAATAGCATAATAAATTTTATTGAACTGAAGACCTTCCGAAAGATCTCCATTATCACTAAAGATTCTGATCTTCTCACCAGTTACCAATCCAATGGCATCCGTTGTCATTGCAAAATTAGTATTTGGTACACTAAGTTTACTTTCCTTGCTACCAGTTTGATCTCCCAGAATAGCTGTTGCTACACCAGTCAGAACATTATCCGACATACGAACATCAGCATCATATTCTGTACCCCCAATGGAGACATATAATTTCTCTTGCTTATTAGCACCAATTCTGAAACCTTGAGAGAGTGCTAAAGGTGGTTCATCCTGACGATCAAAACCAAAAATGTATAAGTGACTAGACAGACCAACATTCTTTGTCTTACTTACATCTAACTGATAGAAACTTACAGTATCAATTTTAGATGCTGATGTATCTACATGCTGAGGTGTGGTGATATGTGTAATATATCCTTGATCATCTCTTGGGAATGCTGCATCCCTAAATCCATCTGCTAGAAGTGCAAATTGACCGAAGTTAGAGTTAGAGTTCGTGATAGATGCGTCAGCACCACTTTCGCCAACAAAGTGAGCATTATAACCAATAGCAAAAACAGAAACGACTTGAACAACGGCGTTTTCTGAGATCTTAATATGAGATTGTTCCCATCCTTGCCTATAAACTGCACCAGAGTCTAAGTGATAGACAGTAGTAGCATCTGTAGATGAAGATTCTGCTGCCAGTTGAGATCCAGAGACTTTCAGATATGTAATACCTTCATAAAGTCTTGACTGAGGATTATACTTAACAAATGCACGGTCATCTTTTTGTAGACTAATCCCAGTGAATTGAGCCACAACCATTGAACGGAAACCAGTAGCTTTACTACCATCCGTGTGCATACCGTTCATGCCATAAACAGAACGCAATGAGATGTTAAAGATATAAGGAGATGCACCAGTTACAGTATCAGATTCAATGGTAACAACAGCACTTGTAATGTTAGATGGTGTCGCTGGTAGATTATTAGGGAAGACGGAAAGAGAATATGTAAATGTTGTTGAGTCTACAATAGACTGAACAAGAGTAGAAATATTATACTGAGATACATTAACTCCACTGATTTTAATTGGAGTACCAGAACTTAGTCCATGTGCTTGTTCTGTGGTAACAGTAATCTGAGCTGTAGGATTTAATCCGTCACCAGCAATAATACTCGCAATCTCAAGAGGGTCAGTACCAAGAGCACCAACAATTTCATTTTCTTGACGAACTGCTTCAAAGTCGCCTTGATTTTCAGGCCATTCGTATGAAATAGCACGACCAGAAGCTTCTTGGAAAGCATATGTCAGCTTGTAATAATACATGCTGAGGTCAGTGATATTGTAACCCTTGACATCATTCTTACCATCAGCATACTCAAAGCATGTCAGTTTGTGGTGAGAAAATGTTGGGAAAGATCTATTATCATCAGTAAATTGTTGATGATCGGTAAATACTAACCGGTCACCTACTCCATCAAACAGAGAGAACTGCCACATGTAGCAGTTACCAGTAATTCTAAAGATGGCGCTATTAGGAACATCGTCATCTGTTGGGTTGGGAACATATAATGGTCTAATCTTAGTTTTACGAAGGTCAAGACCAACCAGAGATGTGCCCCTGGGGATAATAACACCACCATTGACCGAGTTGAATCTATAAAGCTGATTATTTTCTACAGTTAAGTCAAATTCACTTGTTAAAGATAATGCGAATTCAGTTGTTCCTAAAGTTTCTGCACCAATAGGAGATACACCTACAGCTCTAGTTGAATCACTAGGATCTTTTTTAATAGCAAACCCAGGACGATTGTCAATAAAGTGATCACCTGGGAACAAAAGAATAGTTGTCTTATCGGTAATATCGTTATCAAATCCAGTCTGATATGAGAATCGTGCTGATTCTAATAATGCTCGCTGAATAGTCTTGAAGGGTTTCGTTAATGAGTTACCCTGGTTCGTGATGCTATCTGTAGCATCAAGATCGTTAGGGTTAACATAAAGAATTTTACCTTCAGTATTCTTGATGAAATTCTCTAACTTATTAAGTGGCATCTCTCTTCAACTGAGAACTGTTTGCTCTGACTATTTAGACTAAATATGATTGGTCTTGTTATGTTCTATTGTGGATATACAACCAATAAGAATACAAGAGATTAATATTCCCGAAGCACCGTCTTGGTTGACATCGGATCCACCGACAGCATTGCCTATCTATCCGCCGGTAACCACACAGATAGGAATACCAATTGTCAATATGCCTGGATGCGTTGAATCACATAGAGACAGTAGTGAAAATCAAACTTTAAGAGATGAGGACAGTGATGGCGTTCAAATATTCTGTGATGCCGGAACTCCCAGCTTTAATCCTATTGATTATGATCCAAACAAGTTGGATCTTACTCAAGAGGCACCGCCACCTCCACCTATGAAATCTCCTGAAAAAAAGGATGATACCAAAACAGATACCAAAACAGATACACCACCACCTCCACCAGCAAAGGCAGAGTGTCCTACAAGAGAGCAGCAGTTAAAGAACCCTGTAGGAAAAGTATTACAAAACAATAAAAAGATAGTCAAGTATGAGACAGTAGGAAAAGAATGTCTCCCTGTATTTGAAAATTTAAATATACCAGATCAAATTGTTGCTAACCTACCATCACCAGGTGCCGTAACTGTTACCGCCTCAATTGCTGTAGTTGCGACGACTTCTGCACTGCTCGCAAAGCCTCTTGCTGATCTTTTGTTAAAGGTTGTGAAACCGACTGTGAAGAAGGTGATAAAGAAGATTGCGACCTTACGGGGTAAGAAGCCCCCGGTATTGTCTGTGACTGAGAGGAAGGCGGAGCAACGGGATCGGAACCGGGCGATAAAGATCTTACGGTCGGCACTGAAACCGAAGGGATAGAATGTCGATGTTGTGGAATTGCATTGACATTCATAACTACAACATCAGCACATATTTTTCTATAAGGGCTCCTGGGATGGAAAGAAATCCCTGCCTTCATTAATTCTCCACAATTTTTAAGTCTCGCAAGTTCAAAGTCTAATCTTTTGTTAGCAAGTTGCTGTTTCATCAAAGCAGTTTGAGTATCTGCTGCTGCTTTACATCGTTCTTGTAATCCACCATCAAGTGGAAAAGAAATTGTTGCAGATAATCCAATACTTGTACTATAATTTCTAGTATCACCAGTTCTTACTGGTTTATCCCATAATTTCGATCCTGGATTATCAGGAACACCATCACCAGACATTTCCATGACCGTGATAGTCATATCTTGACCATCTTCAAAGGCACGAACAGTTTCGCCGTCTGAGTTTGTATATGTTCTATCATCATAATGTGGCTCCCAGGGCCAGTTCTTCACATTCTTTTGAGTTTCTACCATTCGACCTTCAAAATCTCTGTTATCATACTGTGGTTCATAATAATGTGTCTCAAATGGATCCTTTTCATTACGAGCATGAGTAATGAATGGTGTGATATTAGCAGTAGGTCCTTGACATGCGATACCACCACCATATTGATTCGTAATATATGGTCCTTGTAATACCTGAATAGCTTGGTTGGTCACTGAGCCTGAGCTATTCGCGATTGGGTTTGCAGTCGCAGAAACACCTCCCACATCAGCAGCACTGACAGGAGAGGCGATAAGAAGTGATATTACTGGGTAAAGATACTTGTGGTGTCGGTTACGCTTATGACCTCTGTGACTCTTTGAATCACAGTTTGATTTGATACTCCTGGACCGCTGTAAGTCTGGGTGAACTGAAAAGCCTCTCCAGGAGTTGTTATCTGGAAATTCTGATTGGATAGATTTAGAGCCGAGTTGGTACTCGTTATTTGCCCCTCTGTGCCCCCTAAAGGATTCACTATTACAGAATTTGTTGTTGGTGTTGGACTTAATGATTGACCACCACTGTCCACATTCGTTCCACTTACTGAGTATTGCCATCCTGTTGCATAGTCTATAGAGTTAATCGTTTCAGTCACCTTTGATGTTGTCTCAGTGTGACTCGTCATTGAGCCTTGTGTGAAGTTTGGCACCACTGGAACTGCTTTTGCTTGCCCAGAAGACATCGCAATGAGTACAACAACGGCAAAAAGAGGTGCCTTTACAATTTGAGCAGCGACATCCCTTTTGATTAGGAAATCCATAACTAAGTTCCATCAATCAATTACCGTGATTTCACTTACAAATTGACCAATTGCCGTACTGCCAGCTCCACCAGCCGTCACGGTTAGAGCACCCGAAGTATCTACAGTACCAGCTAATGTTCCAGCAGTACCAGCAGTGTAAGAAGTTACACTAGAGAAATTAGGAACATCACCTACAGTAGGAGCAGCAGTTGGAACTGCATCGCCTTGAAGATAAGAGGTACTAAAGGAGAATGCTTCTCCGTTTGTTGCCGAAATTTGACTTGCTGAAATAGCGCCAGGAGAATATACCCCACTGGTGATTGTGCCACTTGAAAGAACACCAGAAGTTGTGCCATCAGAGGTTGCGACATTAGAACCAGAGACACTATACTGAGACCCTAATCTTGTTGCTGAACTTCTAGCAGAATCAACAGTTAGTTGGACACTAGAAGACATTTTATGAACTAATCCGCCAGCATTTGCTGCGCTAGCAGTCATCATTAACATTCCAAAAGCTAATAAAGCTTTCTTCATTTTTTTTATCGTAGGAGACCTACATTATATAGGAGTAGGGAGACTTGAACTCCCACGAGATTACTCTCAACAGATTTTAAGTCTGGTGCGTCTACCGATTCCGCCACACTCCCCAAAAATCAAGAACCTTCTTCGTGATTAGTGTACATTTCTTTTAGATCCTTATCATCTTCAGGAAACTCAAAGATTCCTGTTGCATCATCTGTAGGTGGAATTTCTTTCTTCTCTTCAGGTTCTTGCATTTTGTACAGCCTCCCAATCTTTATCAAAAATTTCTAAACCTTTGTCAGTCAGAATATGATTATACATTTTTTCAAACACTGATGGTGGCATTGTTACAACATCAGCACCATTATACCAAGACCGAACTGCACGATGAACTTCACGGATAGAAGCAGCAAGAACTTGGGTCTTCATACCATGAATACGATACAACTCTGAAATTGAACGAACAACTTCAAGACCAGCAATAGATTGATCATCCAAACGACCAACAAAAGGAGAGACATAAGTTGCTCCTGCTTTAGCTGCAAGGATACCTTGAGCAGCATTAAAGATTAAAGTAATATTTGTCCTGATACCTTTACCAGAAAGATAATTGCAAATCAAAAGACCCTCTGGAGTACAGGGTAGTTTAATAGTGCAACAATCACCAAACTTTTGAGAAAGACGCAGTGCCTCAGAAGTCATCTCTTCTTGAGTACCAACAACCTCCATACTGATATCTTTGATACCAATATCACGAAGCTCTTCGTAAACCTTTTCAGGATCGCGACCACTCTTCATAATGAGAGATGGATTAGTTGTTACACCATCGATCAGACCTGTAAGATGGTGTTTTTGGATTACTTTTGTATCAGCTGTGTCAAGAAAGATCTTCATGATATGGTAAATACTGGTTTATTTAGCGGCAGTGACACTGGGGTCTACCCAAAGAATTGCGTCTTCAGGAAGAAATGCTTGGCACATTTCAAGTACACGCATAAACTCATCAGGAGTGTCACACTCTAGAGTTTTTGAATTATCCCTATCTGATACACAAGAAAACTGACGCTTGCACATGTCAACAACAACACACTCGATGTATTCATCGTTACTGTACTCGTCTGTCATTAGAATACCCTTGGTTACCTGTATATTATAGCAGAGTGTTCTCAGGTTGGGAAGAGCACAGCTCCAGTTTCTAAGCTGTCCATTCTGGATTTCTTCTGTCGTAGTCCCACCCACCAACTAAGAAGTTGTGATTGCCACCAGGATAATCATCAGGATCTTTTCCATCGTAAACAACAGTAAGCTTTTCATCATGATCCATTGGGTTCAACCATCTTGCGACCCATACATGATAAAAACAATCAATTGGTTTATCATCTGCTTCCTTCACAACTATCTTTTCATTATCAATTTCCGTTACATTTAAATGGAAATGTCTATCACCAATAGGTTGTAATTGCACACTGATACTATCATAATCTACCAGACCCTCCCAATACTCTGGCAATTCTATTACATTACTATCTTTAAGTCTTCCACGAATGTATATACCTGCTTCTGGTCCTTCAGTAATAATATGACGAATTCGTTTTCCTTTCTTTTTTACATGAGGAAGATCAAAGTTAGCAATTAATTTATTACCACTTGCAACTCCATTGACATTTCCAGTCAACGGTCCAACAAATGATGTTGCACTTACAACTCCAGTAACACCCACCGCACCAACAATAGTTGTAGCAGCATTAATTTTAACTATTCCATTAAGTGTAGTTGCACCAGCAACAGTCAATGTTCCTGATGGTTTCTTTTTCTCTAAGGGATCGATGAGAATGACAACATTACCAGTGATTAAAATCTCACTCGTTCCTAAAATAGGACCAGTAACTACTGCTCCTGCTTGACATTCAAGGCTTTGTGAAAATGATGCTGGAAGTCCATGTACAGTTCCTTGAGAACCATTTCTTAAGGTTGTAGTAATTGCATTATTAGTCATTAGAAGAACCCTCCAAGAACAGATTTAACAGCACCACCAGCTACCCCACCAATACCTGTAGAAGAAATAACACTATCAGCAACAAATCCACCTAGATTACCACCCGTAGCAGCACCAAATGCTGCCTTACCGATGCCAAGAATGCTTGGGGATGCAAATGGACCTAATGCAGATTCAACTAAGTCTCCAGGGACAAATGATCCTGCAAACATCTTCATACCAAAAGTATTAACAATGCCATTGCCCCTCTTACCCTCAACATTAACAGTATTTGCTTTATATAAGATTCTCTGACCAGCAGTAACATTGACATTTCTTCCTGCATGAAGATCAATATCTTGAGATGCCTGCATCATAATATTTTTAGCGTTGACTCTAACAGATCCGTTAGTAGCAGTAATAGTGACATCTCCATTAGCAGCACTAACTCTAATATCAATAATGTGGGGAGTGTTTTTGTCACCAGCACGAACTTCTAAAGTTTTTTCTGCTGCAATTCTACTTAATCCACCTTGACTATGAGAGATTAGAAATGAGTCATCATTATCATTTACGGCATATACTTTACATACCTCAGCACCAGTTGATCCCACCAAAGGATCACCAGAAACAATCCTAAAGTGAGCTCCTCTAGAATCAATAACTCTTCTATTATAATTTTTTGGTTTAGCAGCCATTACACACAATCGATTGCAGAAATAATACCAACTTGACGATCTGTTGGGAACGAACCAAATACGGGTCTAAGAATAGCCCCACTTCCAGTTTCACTTAAAACTTTTAGTTCAGGTAAGGTTTCATCATATCTCAAAATATTTAGAACCTTAACATCAAGGATTTCTCCCTGATCACCAACAACAATTTCATAGATTGGTGCTGAAGATCCGATACCCACACCAGGAGGACCATTGGGATCATCACCATCAAATACAATATCAGGACCTTCGGGAAGATTAATTACAAAATTGCCATCTTCAGAAACTCCCGGAATTGAGACGGAATCTCCAGGTCTGTATCCGCCTCCGGGATTGGTAACAATAACATTTGTAATACCCTCAGAACCTCTCGGGTCTGAAGGAACAGTTTCTGGATAGTTTTCTCCGGGAGTAATTATAACAATTGCGACAACTTTATCACTATCTTCTCCCTTGCCAAGAATAGCTTGACCGGTAGCACCATATCCAAAACTACACTTATCTCTAAAGTTTACCATGGGGGGATATCTATATCCTGATCCCCTATTTTTCATCTGAACGCCGATGATACTAGCTGTTCTTTGAATACCAGCAGTGACACCACCAAGTCCAACATTATCTACAAAATAACCCATGATAACTTCACCTGCTGCACCTAATCCACCTCCACCAAAGATTTCAACATAAGGACCAGTACAGTTTCGAGATGGACCACCATAGCATCCACCAGATATAACATTATTACTAGAGTCGCTTAACAATCCACCATCATCAAATATATCCCACTTACCCCACTGTCGTTCAAAATCATTGGTTAGATTAGCAGCACCTTTTGATAGTTTGAGGGCATTCATTACATATTCAAAAGGATCTTCTCCTTTCTCTTTACTGCTACCACCAACAATATATTCTTTATCTTGTGGACACTTACCACCGTTTGATTGATTACAATCAAGGAATGATGCAACGGTGTTTAAATTACTACTAACGCTTGATAAGAAATCTGCAACTTTAAATCCCGGAGCGATAATCTTAGATACAGCATCAAGAGGTCCCGACATAGCATCTTCAATTTCATCCAGAATTGCTCCAACAAAAGCACCAGTAAATTGTGCTCCCATACATCCAGCATAGTTTCTTCCACTATCAATGATATCAAAAAGTAAATCTTCGATAGTACCTGCTAAACCTTCTACAGCTTTATTTGCAGCACATCCAATCGCTGTTTGTAAAAACTGAACTGGAGACAACAGTGCAGTTTGTGCAGCAACACCAGCAGCATGAGCGATAATTGCAGATTGAGTTGCAGCAAGAACTTTAGCGTAAACTGCAGCATATAACGCTTTAAGACCTTGTTGCCCTAAACCTTCTAATTTATCAAATAACTTTTCGATCATTGTGCCAACAAATCTGTTGGCTTGAACTTCAATAAGATCAGCTGCTAACCTAACTTCATTAGATAAGTTAGTACCAGCAAGAGCAAGACTTTCTACTTTACCAGCAAGATTTTCTACTACATTTGCAATCTCACTAATAGGATTAGTTTGGCAAGTATCAGCAGTTAGAACTTTTATTTTTGCTGCAGCAACATTGTCTGGTTTTGCAGTTTTTGGTGATGTATTGGGAGTTGGTTGTGATTCTTCGTTCTGTTCGTTTGTTTGTGATCTGGGTACTCTAGCACTTTCAGGGGTAGATTTTGTGTATGATCCAAACAGTTCCTCCACGAGTGAAGTTCTAGGAAATTGTCCTAGAATCATTGGGATTTGTTCTTCATCATCAAGAAAAAATCCAAAAACTAAATCATTCTGCTGAATTACAGTGGACTGGGCATAATTTGCACCACCGGCACCAGAAGTTGTTGGTAAGATTGCACATGCATACGGCAATTCTTTATCAGGTATGTCACCCTCATTATCATGAAGACCACAGACTCTGATTTTATACCTATTACTAAGTCCCTTACCATTAACTAGTTGCTCTTCTTGAGCACTAATAGGAGCAACTCTTGCAATAAAGGGTTTAAATGGTAATTTAGTAGTATAGTTGTAAAAGAAATTGCTAGCGTCTGTCATCAGTCCTCGTAGATCCTACATTCATCTGCATCTGGTTCCATCTCACAAAAAAGTTCTAATGCAGTAGGATCATGATGATCTCCTGCCTCAATTTCTTTTTTATGGTTTTCTGCATAGACTTCTAGCTCATGAAGTTCTCCCTCAATGTGCCTCCGTTGATTTGGAGAAATAAGAGGATTATCAAGGATTTCTTTGTCCTTTGCAATGTGAGTTTCGATGTTTTTCATTTAACTTTTTGTTTTAATTCCGGGATTGTCTTTAACCAACCGCATAGCCGTATATGATTTATTAGGGAAAAACTTATGGGTAATTTCCTTAATAATATATAGACCGCTTTGCCTACGGTCAATGTCAGGAGATTCACTTGATACTTTTGGGAACTCTAGATGTACAGCATCCCCAGCACATAAATTAGTGTTGACAGGAACCAGGATATGGCAATCAATAGTCGTAAAAGAGCTATATCTAGCAGCTGATTGACCAACAGAATCTAAAGGATTGTAAGCTCTGCTAGTAGATACTCCTACATCTAGAGTACCTACATTATACATCCCAACGAAGGTTCTGGAGTTATTTGGGGGACTTTGTTTTGGATCGACAATTTTTGGTATAGGACTTTCTTCCCCTAATTTGGTGGAGTAGTCTCATAATTATATGGATCGATAAAAATACGATTTGAAGAGTACTCTCCTCTAGATATCGACTCTGAAAGATCAATAGTTTTATTTACCCGAAAATCAAGCATTGATGTAGCTTGGTATCTGGGATTTCTATGACCATCTTCAAAAGTTTGCCTATAGTAATACCTCTGAACATTTTTTTTGTTTTTTATCGCATTTTTAGATAATCCGTCCATGGATTTAAAGTTAAATCCTCTCTTTGTCTGCCAAAAGAAAAATCCTGCAGAATTACTTTTAGCACCTACAGGAACTGCTCTAGCTGCTAACTTAATAGCCCACCAAAAAGGTAGTTTCATATTGCCAGTAAAAGGCCATACAGTTTCTGTTTGCTCAAAATCAACTGGTTGTGTTGGTTGCACTAATCCAATAATTTTTGACAGAGTTTTATCAATTGTCATACCGGTGTATTTTCTACTTACCCTGATTTGTCTTGCAGAAATTGCTTCTCTTGAAGTTAAATGTAAAACAAATCCCTCCATCTGTCGATTACTAATATAATTAGTGACTTTATCGACAACCATTGTATACTCAAATGATCCGGGTTTTTCAAAAATCGCATCAAATGGAGTTTTGATCTTAATATTTACCTGTTCTCCACCAATTATAGGTAATCCATGATATAGCCCTTGACCATCGATAGTATTACCAGTATTTGAAATTATCGCCAGTGCTGTTACAACTGGTGAATATAGATCCTCAAAATATTGAAAATCAATCACACCATTAATAATAGATACAGTCTTATCCTGTTCTTTTGATGTAATCTCAAATTTCTCATAGATTGATGCTCCAGTTGATGCAGACATTATCCCAACCTCACTACTCTTTGGATATCAGTGATTATATTAGAGTTGGAACTTTGACCAAAACTTTCTAGGGTTCCCGAATCAGATCCCATATCACTTGAAGCTTGACCACTACTAATATTTAGAGATGCAAGATCAAATGGAACTACTATAGGTTCTTGTAAATCTCCGGCAGATGCTACCTTTGATGATCTTTTTACTCCCTCTAAAGATGAGACAAGCCTCTGAGGAGCAGCAACAACTTCTCCAGTAAAAGGGGCAGTGCCAGGGAATCCATAGTCCATGGGATTAATTGCATTCTTTCTAGGATATCCGGTAACACCCTCTGCTTTACCGAGTTCCCAATGCAAGTGTGGTCCACTAGATTTTCCAGTTGATCCTACTCTACCAATAATATCGCCTGGTTTTACTTTATCATTCTTCTGATATGGAGACTGTTCCAACATGTGTCCATAAAAATGCTCCAGTCCATTTGCATCCATGAACACAACATAGTTACCATAGTTCTTTTCAAACCCCTTATCAGTGATAGTAGAATCTGAGGGAACCGTGAGCGCAGAACCAGACTCCGCAGGAATATCTAATCCCATATGACCTCGCCCAGCACCAATACCATCTCCTATAGCATATCCAGGAGGTTTTTTGCCAGTATCTTGGAATATTAATCCAGATGTTTGTGGTTCTACTCCAGGAGTAGGTGCGGGTCTAGATTGAGCAGGAGGTGAAGGAGGAAGAGTAGTTGGAGGCTGCATAATGGTCTCTACTTGCTGATTGTACTCTTGTTGAGTAATTTCTCCACTGTCTAGTCTTTCCTTAGCTTCTGCAATTTGAGTCTGCTGTTTAACACTTCGTCCAGTAGGTATTGCAGATGTTGTTGGCAAAGGATCTAATCCTAGTTTTTGTCTAGCATCAGCAATTTCTGCTTCACTCTGTGTTGTTAAATCCTCTAGATCTTTAATTGTATCTTTAAATGTTTTGTCAACATCTAGTTGAAGTTGTGAGAAATCTTTACTTAACTCTTCAAACTCTTGTGTAACTTCTCTTTCACTTGTAAATATTTTTCCAGATATTAAATCTCTGCCTAGTGCAGCAGCTGTATCCATAATGCCTCGGAAGACATTTCCGAAACTATTGAAAACTCTAACAATATTATCATACAAATTCTTAACGAACTGAGTTACATCCTCAACAATTACAATAATTCTTGGGAGATTTGCCAATAACCAATCAAGAAGAATCCAACCAGCTGCTTTCAGTAACCCAGAGAATATACTCTTAGATCCTTTAATAGCAGAAGAAATTCCGCCTTTAATAAAATTCTGAGGTTTTTTTGCTTCTACAATTTTTTCTGCATCTCTTGTTCTTGCAGTGTCAACTTCTAATCTATCAAGACTTAACTTAGTCGTTTCTCTTTGCTTATCTTTTCTAATCTCCTTACCTAAAGACTTCCTAAGACCTTGAGTGGTCTGCCTAATAGAAAGCAGACCTACATCAACAATATTTAAAGCTTCGTTGGTTGGAATTAATTTCATAATTTATGCTTCATATACTGATCTTGCAAACATAGCCCATTCATTATTTGGATTAGTTGTATTAATATTAGGCAATGCAGTTCCAGATGGAGTGGATGAAACGGGTTCGCCCTTAGTACCACCAAGTTCTCCTTGTGGTTGTACAACTACAAGTGGCACCGATGCTACCTTGCCTTCTACATTCCGTTGTGAGATCGGTACTGGTTCAAGTGAAAGACCTGGAGGAAGTGGTATAACTTGCGGCTTTGTTATATTTGTTGGTTGCTTCGATTGTGGCATCTGTTGCACAGGAGGAGCAACAGTAGATGCAGGAGGAGCACTACTAGTAGGTGGAGAAGGTGGTGTATATCTACCTAAAGACATATCCAACATCTGTTTAATAGCGTCCAGTCCCTTTAATCTTTCAGGATCTGGGGGTCCCTGTCTAAGAGCTCCAGTATTTCTAAACATATCATGATCTACTCGCGATATTCTTGCATCAAGATAAGATCTCGCATCATTATCCAAACCATTTCGCAGATTTTGGATATACTTCATAGTTTTCGTCATTTTTGAATGAAGATTATCCACATTATCTTCTAAAGCATCATACTTTAACTTATCTTCCGCAGATAAGTCTCCATATAACTTACCACCACGAAGCATCATATCAAGTTTTCTCTGTTCTATTTCATGTTCCCTTTGATAACCTGACAATGTGCCAAGAGCAGCAGAAACATCGTTCATAACCTTCTTCTCTGCATCAGAGAGAGATTCTGCAGTATACTTGTCAAATTCTCCTGATTCAATTGACCTTATATTTTGCTCAATTTCATTAAGTTCTGATCCTACATTAGAGAAAGTTCTAGCAATTGGGTTATTCTCCAATCCAGGATTTTTTTCTAGTAACTTTTCTCTCCTTCTTCGCATCTCTTCAAGAGCTGCGTCTTTACCTTTATCCGAAACGATATCAATAACTCCCTTAGTATACTCCTCATAACTACCACGACCAGTACCATCTGGACCAGATCTATCAAGAATATCGTAAAGTTTCATCCCAAGTCCTACCGCCACGGCACCTAGCAGTAGATATGGGTTTGCTAATAACCCTAAGATCTTTGGAATGTTGAACAGCATTGATGTAAGAACACCACTAATTGCTCCAGTGATTGCACCAATGCCACCATTCAGAGCAAGTGCAACACCACCAGCAATTGCTAATCCCTTAATAAGATCATCCTTTATCTTTTCAAAAGCATCATTATCACCCTCTGACCATGCTTCTAAAGCATCCAATCCTTTTATCCCTAACCACCCTAAGAACAATGCCTCAAGTGCTTTCATAAAGCGACCAAAAGGTCCCATTGCCCGTTTCTTTAAAGCTTCAATTGGTTTGACTAAACCATTCTTAATGGCAGATTCAATAAAGTTCTCTTTTGTACCTTTTTTAAGACTATCTGCGGATTCTCTCTTTTGCTTTATCTCTTTCTTATCTTCTTCTGCATCTTGAGCGTTTCTACCACCAATTAAATCTGCAATTGCACCCAAATTTCTTTGGATTGCAAAGATATTTTTGTTTAACGAATTATATTGCTTGACAGTTAAATTCCCCTCAGGAACTCCTGGGTTGTCAACATTACCCTCGGGAGTTCCCTTCTGACCTGGTGGAAGTAGCTTTGTAGGGTCAATAACCATTAGATTGTTGTGCCTTTAAATTCTGCTCTTCAATAAATGTTTCTAATAAACTAAGGTAAATGTCCCTTTCCCAAGGGATCATATTTTCAATATCACTCAAGGAGTATTTATGATGCTGCATGAGGGCGAAATTAACTTTGTAGTAAGCTACAATATCCTCATGTAACATCGCTAGCTGAAAAAAGATGCTAATCCCTCAAGTACGATCTCATTTTCTACATTAGTATTTGGGTTCTCAAATTTAACAGTATGAGAAAGCTTAGGCATAGTATTAAAGAATGATTCGATTTGTTTGAACTGAGAAGAATTCAAACCCTCAATAAATTCAATCCATTCCTTCTTAGGTGTATCCTTTGACTCCCAAGTCTCATCATCAGAGTAAATCATATCAACACAAGATGCAATGACATCGAATGATGCATTGAGATCAAGACCGGCACCAAAGTTTTGACTAATGAACTCTCCAAGAGATGGATACTTCATCCTCAGAGTTAAAGTATCGTCTAATTTGATATCTCGATTATGTTCAGGATAATCAATAACCTGAATTTCATCAATATAGACTGTCAAGGGAACTTTAGTTTCTCCATCATCCTGACAGGTAACAATAACATCAATAGATTCTCCAACTGACTTGCCACGAACATTCAAAAATAGATATTCAATATCAAAAGTAGAGAGTTCATTTACTTTCACACCACGAGTGATGATACATGCGGTGAGAACATCTTTAATAGCTCTCGCAATCTGTTCAATGTCCTCGCTCTCCATAGCCAAAACAAGAACTTTTTCTTCTTTGACTAGGAATGGGCGATACTTAATTTTTTTCTTTGTGGACGGAATAACCAACTCAAATGTCGGAGTTGCAATCTTTGGTAAAGACATAATAATTGTTCAGTAATTTTATTTATTAGGGTCTAAAAGGTATTACCTCAAGAGGTTGAGCCCTAGGAGAGTTATTCTGATCAGTTTTTGCAGCTAGTCCACTATCTCCATTAGGATCACTGGTGTATTCTCCCCCCGTCATATAGTCATATAACATATCATTTTGAGCAAGGTCTCTATTATCATCCACAGACCATTTAGTTGCAACATCTCTCTGATCTGAACGGGTATCTAGACTATCAATACTTCCAAGAACATATCTATCATAACTGAAAGTCACAGTAATTTCTAGAACTCGATTAGTTCCATAATCTACTGCAGATGGGACGATATTAACTGGGAACGCATTGATGAAGGTATAGTCTATCTTCTGGAAGTGATCTTTGTCAAATTTACTTACACCCATTTGACTACACTTATAGTTGTCGGGAAACAACATTCTACTGTAATAGGCTTTTTTATCTTGACTTACTTCTCCACCACTTGCAATAAATTCTTGCCATAGTTGGAAGAACTTTAACACAAGATAGTTCTTATCAACAATAAAAGTGAATGAACTATCGGTAAAGACTCTTGTGTGGGCATACTTTTGGACGATTCCCATGTAATTGCCTTTTATTTGTGCGGTAGCAAAAGCAGCCCCAGGAAGTTCTGCTCCCTTACACAACAAATTTAACTCCCTGGTAAGAAAATACCGAGAAAGTAAAGGTTCCTTCGCTTGAACATAATTTAATAAACCGGTTGGAAAAGCCAGAAGTTGAAACTCAAAATGATTCGTTGTAGCTACATTCGTAAACAACGATTTTATTTCTGTTGTGGTTCTTTTCCTGGGGTAATTTCGTCTAGGCACACTAAATACCTTAGGTTAACTGTTTATAATGGCGTATAAAGGTAGATTTCAACCTAGCAATATTGAAAAATATCGAGGAGACCATCGCTCTATTATTTATCGCAGTTTATGGGAACGAAAGTTCATGGTTTACTGTGATAGAAATGAAAACATTCTTGAATGGGGCAGTGAGGAGATTGTTATCCCATATCGCTCTCCTCTAGATGGAAGAATTCATAGATATTTTCCAGATTTCTATATCAAAGTTCGCGAAAACACGGGAAATATTAAAAGATATATTATAGAAGTGAAACCAAAAAAGCAGTGTATTGAACCAAAGGTACAAAAGCAACGAACTAAAACATACATCCGTGAAGTTGCTGAGTATGCTAAAAATCAAGCGAAGTGGAAAGCTGCTACTGAATATTGCAAGGATAGATTATTTCAATTTAAAATCTTAACAGAGGACAATTTAGGTGTATGAGCAGGTTACAACCCGTAATAGATGAATTTATCGGTTTAGAACAACCAGAAGATATTTTTATTAAACTTATGGAAGTTCTAGATGACTTAGAAGTTATTCCAGAACCTGGAAAATTCTATACATTCATATATCAAGCAAAGACACCAAACATAAGATATGATGAGTTTCCATTAATTGCCTGTACTAGTGTAGATAGATGGGGATTCACTGGTTTCAATTTTCACTGGGCTGAATCTAGGAATTATACTTGGCAAGAAGTACAAAGTCAATTATATGTCATCAACTCCAACGAACTTGAGGATGCTAGATCTTTATCATATGCAAAATTCAAAATGTCCACATAAATAACTAATAAAAAACGGATGGCTCATCCACAACTACTTAGATACCCTCTCGATATTATAGACTCTACAACAGACTATATGTTTTTAGAGGTTATGGAATATGTGCCTTCACAACTACCTACTTTTGCTGCAGGTAGTGGTAAAAGAAAACCGGGAACAGGAACTGATGTTTTTGCATCGGCAGGTACGAAAGCAAAACAAAGTATTATCTTACCAATACCAAATTCTATCGCATCAGTAAATAGAACTGGTTGGGGAGAAAGTAAAATATCCGCACTTGCTGGTGCAGGACTTAAAGCAGCAGGATTGGCAGTTGATGCAGCTACGGGTAGGGTTGATGATTTAGGTGGATCAGCTGTTAATTTTGCCTCCAGAGAACTTCAAGGGTTGGATGGCGCTGGTGGTGGATTTGATTTGTATAGAAAATATTTTAAAACACAAGCTCAGAGAGCGATTGTTAATGCAGTTGCAGGAACTTCGATTGGATTAAATGATGTTCTTGGTAGACAAGCTGGTCAGATTATAAATCAAAATGTAGAACTACTGTTTAATAGTGTGTCTATTAGACCTTTTGGATTCAACTGGGATTTGACTCCTAGAAATATAAAAGAATCAAAATCAGTCCTACAAATCATAAAAACTCTTAAAAGGACATCTGCAGCAAAGTCAGCAAAAGGTGCAAACGCATTCTTACAAGCACCGGATGTTTTTAGACTCAGCTATAAGAAAGGAACTGCAGATCAAAAATATCTGAATAAATTTAAATTATGTGCCCTAACAAGTGTTGGAGTGGATTACACGGGTTCTGGTATTCACGCAACATATAATGATGGGACGCCGATTCATTATAGGTTGAATTTATCATTTACTGAGCTTGAACCAGTATATGCCGAAGATTATGACGATAACTACAACGACGCAGGATTCTAATGGCTAGTCACTCATACTTCAATCTTTTACCAAACTTCCAATACCTCAACCCCAATCAATCTGGTGGTAGAAAGAAGCAATATGTGGAGGTAAAGAATCTTTTTACGCGAATGAAGATCAGAGACTCTGTTTCTGAGTTTGCAACTAACCTGACAAAATACAGTGTTGCTGAAAATCAACGACCTGATGATGTCGCTAATGAATTATATGGTGATCCGCACTATGATTGGGTAGTTTTATTGACTTCCAATATCATCAATGTTAGAGATGAATGGCCATTATCATCTAGACAATTATATGATATCATGTATGACAAGTATGAGGAAAATCTAAATTCTACTCGCCACTATGAAACAAAAGAAACAAGAGATTCTCAAGGAAGGCTTTTAATTCCTGGTGGTCAGGTTGTTGATTCTACATTTAGAATTCCAAACCCAGACTCTTTTGGTCAAGAGATTAACCCAACTGTTGGAGTTTCTAATTGGCTAGTAGAAGTAAGAAAAAACAATAAAAAACGAACGATAAGAGTACTCAGAAGTGAATACTTAACATCGTTCGTTAATGAATTTAGAGATTTTCTAGAATATCAAGAATCTTCTCAGTTTGATCCTCAGACTGGAATTAAAATTGCTTCTGACTAAAGAAGTGCTTCTAGTTGTAATGCCGTAGTTGCAGAATTAATATCAGAATATGGTACGACAGGATTATCTTTCAGTACTGGAGATTCTCCCTTCATTTCTGCTAGTGCTGTAATCTCTTGGTTCTCGGTTCTGATCTGTAGATACCGACTTTCCAGCTCTTTCTGACACAGATTCTTTGCACTTACAAGATCCACATCCACAGCTGAATTTGAGTGGTTGTATTTCCATGCGTTTCTGAATACTGTAGAGGGCAATTCGGTATGAGAGATCATCGAATACTCTGATGTAGGTACATCCTTAGAGATGATATCTACATCAGAGAGAACACACTGATCTGATGGAATGACGACATTGCAAAATCCGTCAGGACCATTATAAACAATTACTTGAGTGCGTGACATTATCAGGCAGAAGCGACTACAATATTCTGAGCAGTTGGGAAGAGTTGTGTTACTCTTGTTTCTGCCATAGTAGCGGACTCAGCAATTACTTCGAGTCTTTGAGTATTTGCATTGTCACCGTCATCATATGTGACAATATATCTATTACCGGAGAAAGACATTTTAGATAGGAAAAAACTACGAAAGGGAGGTCTCCCTCCCTATATTTATATCATTCTTCTGCAAGACGCTGGAAATAGGACAGAGCGTCATCTTCACTCTCTTGAGGAGACATTTGCGTTGTAGAAGATGCCATGATGTCAGGAGAGTTGAAGTTAGACTCTTCATCAATAACTTCAGGATCAGGAGCCTTAGGAGTAGAAGCTCCTAGGACATAGTTCAGACGAGTCTTCAGTTCATCATAAGACTTAAACTGAGAGGGGTCAACTAATTCTGCAAGAGAATATTCCTTCTTCCAGATTGCTTCCATAGCATCATCATCATCCAGGAGAGGTGCTTGACGAGCAAACTCACTAGAATCATAATTCCAGTATCCTGCAACTTTCTTGATCTTGATCTTAAAGTCAGCACCCTGCCAGAAGTCGAATGGGTTGATTGGTTCTTCGTCTTCAAACTCGGGTTGCATGGCAGACATGACCTTATCAAAGATCTTCTTACCAAACTTATAGAGGAAGACCCTACCCTCGTTATCAGGGTTTGCAGGATCTTTTACAACATAGATGTTGGAGTAGTAGGAAAGCTTACGCTTCTGCTTACGAGCAGTTTCTTTATCAGCATCGTTACCACTGTTCCAAAGACTTGAATTAAGTTCAGAAACAGGATCTTTGGCACCGCTAGTGGTCAAAGAGTTTTCAATGTACCAACCACCAGGACCTTGGAAGGCATGGGAGTACATCTTTGCCCATGGCAGGTCTTCACCATCAGGGGCAGGAAGGAAACGGACAACAGCATATCCATTGCCAGCTTTATCGACCTCTGGTTTCCAGAGACGCTCGTCAGCTGAGTTACCACCCTTATTGGTTTTCTCTACTTCCTTAACCAGTTTAGCGGTTAGTGAACCAAGGGAGGACTGTTTTTTAAGTGATGCGAATGACATTAGATTTGGCCTGTAATTGGATTTGGCTTGTTACTGGTCTATTATAGGGCGACAGTGCTCCCATTGTCAAGAGATCTGCTCTCTGACTTTTGTTAAGGTTTTCTGCATGTTGCCGAAAAGAACCGCACAATCAACATCCTTGGGGAACCCCATCATGATAGCTGATTTGCGGACACTCTCACGCATCTCTTGTGCGCGAGGATCGTCAGACAGTGACATCCTTGTATACAGAATTCTCTGTTTTTCTAGTAATTTATCGAGTTTATCAATATGCTCGATTTTCTCTTCACGATCTAATTCGCCAAAAGAAAACACTTCAGTATAGATTTCTTCCTGAAGTTCATTAATTTCCTGTAATTCCTCTTGAACGAGTTCTGAGTCGAAAAAATCTGACATCTTTCTTATTTGCCTTGGATTATTTAGAGCGGTAGTTTTGCTCTAGTGGTCTTCTTCATAAAATTAAGATCTTGAGCGTCACGCTTCAATTTCTCTTTTAGTGGTTTTGAAATCAGTTTACTAATAGAATCAACTTCTATATTATTCTCCTCACAAAAAAGCACAATAGCTTCAATGTAATTCATTTTTTCTTTTAATACAAGAGTCTCTATTTCTAAAGAGAACTTTGCAGCATTCATGAACTTTTTGCCCAATGCCTTTGTTAATTCATTTTCCATTTAAGTGATACTCCGCGAAGTTTCTGATGTATTTGGTAAGTAACTTCATGTACTTAAGTTTATCATACTCTTGATACACTTTGCAAGACCCATCTTCACATGCCATGATAATGACAAACTTTTTGACAGGTGTGCCAGTCAGTTCATAGTACATACAAGCATAAGCTGCACATTGAACAAGATATCCTTCAATCCACTTATATGGTTTAGGTTTTGCCGATGTTTTGAAGTCAATAACTGCTAGTTCTCCATCATACTCAGCAATACAATCTACAGTACCAGCAACTCCTAATTGCTCACTATACAAAGATCCCTCTAGAGTGTGAATATTACTAATCCGATTTAGATCAGGTTTGGCAATTTTAAACAAAAATTCAGGAAGAGGCTTTACCTTAGGGAGAGCATCATTCTTTAGATAATGCTCTGTAAGAGTGTGCATATCTGTACCACGACTCGTAGAGAGTTTAGTTTTTAGATTTGCTGCCTCTTCTCCAACTCTTTTCCGCCATTTGATGAAAATTTCTCTATTATAAAAACTGATAATAGAGGTAATGGATACCATCTTTGTGTCAGGTGTTTCATAATATCGTACACCATCAATGGTGTTCCTCTCTAACCGAGGAAGTTCAATTTCAAGATGATTAAACATTACATACCGAGTGCCAATTTAGTAGCAAGATATTCTTTACAGAGACCAGAACGAACGATATCATCAACACCAAATTCAATTGATGCGAATGATGGCATTTGCTCTAAAATCTTCATAAAGTCTAGGATGCCATTTTTTTCGTAAGTCTTAGTCAAATCAGTCTGGGTAGCATCACCACAGAAATGAATTTTAGAATTCTCACCAACTCTAGTGATTATACTATCAAGTTCATGAAAATTCAAGTTTTGGCATTCGTCTACAATGACAATTGCATCATCAAGAGTAGTTCCACGAATGAATGATGTTGACCAGAAAGAAATAGTTTCTTGCTGCTTCAGATTGCCATACAGCATCTCAAAATCGGAATCTGTAGGCATCTCAAACATATACTTTACCATATTCTTATAAGGAATTTGGTAAAGAGCTGATTTATCCTCATGATCTCCAGGAAGGAAACCAATTTCTCTAGTAGATACTAAAGAACGGACAATATAGATTTTTTGATAGGGAGAGTATTCATCAAGAACATCTTTGATAGCAT